ATGGCCACTTCGGTCGCGCAGTCCTTCGTCAAACAGTTCGAGCGCGAGGTGCACGAAGCCTACCAGCGCATGGGCTCCAAGCTGCGCAACACCGTGCGCATCAAGAACAACGTCCAGGGCGCTTCCACCGTCTTCCAGAAGGTCGGCAAGGGCACCGCCTCCACCAAGGCGCGCCACGGCCAGGTGCCGGTGATGAACCTGGACCACAGCCCGGTCGAATGCGCGCTGTATGATTTCTACGCCGGCGACTGGCTGGACAAGCTGGACGAGCTGAAGACCAACATCGACGAGCGCCAGATCATCGCCAACGCCGGCGCCTACGCGCTCGGCCGCAAGACCGACGAGCTGATCATCGCCGAGCTGGACAAGTCCACCAACTACGCCGGTGCCGGCAGCGACGGGCTGACCAAGGCCAAGGTGCTGACCGCCTTCGAGATGCTGGGGGCCGCCGACGTGCCGGACGACGGCCAGCGCTACGCGGTGGTCGGCTGGAAGCAGTGGAGCCAGCTGCTCGGCATCGAGGAGTTCTCCAACACCGAGTATGTCGGCCCCGACGAGCTGCCCTGGCGCGGCACCCAGGCCAAGCGCTGGCTGGGCACCCTGTGGGTGCCCCATTCCGGCCTGTCGCTGTCGTCGGGCGTGCGGCTCTGCCACTGGTTCCACAAGACCGCGGTCGGCCACGCCTCGGGGGCCGACGTGAAGACCGACATCACCTGGCACGGCGACCGCGCCGCCCATTTCGTCAACAACATGATGAGCCAGGGCTCCTGCCTCATCGACACCACCGGTGTCGTCACCCTGCGCTGCCTCGAAAGCTGAGGCGCCGCACCGCAGGGCTGACCGACGGCGGGCGCCCGCGGCACGGCGGCGGCAAAGCCGCCACCCGCGGGCGCCCCAGGACCCAAGAAACCCCGGAGCTATCCCCATGGCCTTCCAGTCCAAGGACCTGAGCGTGCTGGCCTACGCCAACGGCTTCACCCTCTGGCATTTCACCACCACCGATGCCGCCACCGACGTGGACACCACCGGCTATTTCAACGGTGCCGCCGACATGCTGCGGGTGGGCGACATGATCCTCGCCAACACCGACACCGACGGCACCCCGGCCGCCGGCATCCTGCTGGTCGCCTCCAACGCCGCCCATGTGGTGGACGTCGCCAACCTGACGCCGGTCGGAGCGACCGACAGCGACTGAGGCGGGTGGACAGTGGTCGCGTGAAACCCCCACCCGACCCTCCCCCATCTTCGACGGGGGAGGGCTTTTTCTCCTCTCCCCGCGACGTGGGGGAGGTCGGGAGTGGGGCGCGATGCGACGACGCCCCCATCCGCCCACCCCCGGGAGGACCCTCATGGCACTGACCGCGATCGGGCTGTGCAGCCGGGCGCTGCTGCGCATCGGCGCCACGCCCATCAGCGCCTTCGACGACGGCACGGCGGAGGCGCAGGTGGCGGACGCGCTCTACGCGCCGGCGCGTGACGCGCTGCTCACCGCCAACGCCTGGAGCTTCGCCACCGCCCAGGCGACCCTGCCCCGCCTGTCGGATCCGCCCCTGGCGGATTTCGCCAACGCCTTCCAGCTTCCGGCCGATTTCCTGCGGGCGCTGGGGGCCGGCATCGGCGGGCGGGGGCGAGGGCTCGAATACCGCATCGCCGGCCGCCGGCTGCACGCCGACGCGGAGTCGGTGGTGCTGACCTACCTGTTCCGGCCGGCCGAGGCGGATTTCCCCGCCTTCTTCGACCAGGCGCTGATCGCCCGCCTGTCGGCCGAGTTCTGCATCCCGCTGACCGAGAACAGCAGCCGGGCCGAGACCATGATGAAGCTGGCGGAGACGGAGTTCCGCCGCGCCCGGCTGATCGACGCGCAGCAGGACGTGCAGCCGCGCTTCGAGGACTTCACCCTGATCGAGGCGCGCGGGTCATGACGCGCATCCGGCTGGTCAAGACCAACTTCACGGCGGGCGAGATCAGCCGCCGGCTGCTCGGCCGCGGCGACCTGCGCGCCTACGACAACGGTGCGCTGACGCTGCGCAACGTGTTCATCCACCCCACGGGGGGCGTCAGCCGCCGCTCCGGCCTCGCCTTCGTGGATGCGGCGCGCGGGGCCGGGCGGCTGGTGGCGTTCGAGTTCAACAGCGAGCAGACCTATCTGCTGGCCTTCTCCGCCGGGAAGATCGACGTCTACCGCGACGACGAACGGGTCGCCACGGTGGACGCCCCGTGGAGTGCCACGCAGCTGGCCGGGATATCCTGGACCCAGAGCGCCGACACGCTGCTCGTCTCCCACCCCGACGTCTCCCCCCGCAAGCTGACCCGCAACACCCCCACCGACTGGGTGCTGTCGGAATGGAGCTACGCGTCCGATGGCGGCGTCGTCCACCTGCCCTTCCACCGCTTCGCACCCGCGGATGTGACGCTGACCCCCTCCGGCACCAGCGGCAGCATCCTCGTCACCGCCAACGCCGCCGTCTTCGACCAGCGGCAGGAGAACACGCGGCTGCGCATCCGCGGCAAGCAGGGCCTGATCACCGCCGTGAACTCCCCCACCCAGCTGTCGGTGACGCTGCAGGAGCCCCTGCCCGACACCGCCCAGAGCACCGACTGGCAGGAGCAGGCCTTCTCGACCCTGCGCGGCTGGCCGGTGTCGACGGCCTTCCACCAGGACCGGCTGGTGATCGGCGGCTCGCGCGATCTGCCCAACCGGCTGTGGATGTCGCGATCCGCCGACATCTGGAACTTCGACCTCGGCACCGGGCTGGACGACGAATCGATCCAGTTCGGCATCCTGTCGGACCAGGTGAACGCGGTGCGCGCCGTCTTCTCCGGCCGGCACCTGCAGGTCTTCACCTCCGGGGCCGAATACATGGTGACCGGCGACCCGCTGACCCCGTCCAACATCCAGGTCAACCGCCAGACCCGCATCGGCTCCCCCATCGACCGCACCGTCGCCCCGCGCGATGTGGACGGCGCCACGCTCTTCGTGTCGCGCAACGGCAAGGAGATCCGCGAGTTCCTCTACACCGACACCGAGCAGGCCTACCAGGCGACCGACCTCGCCCTGCTGGCCCGCCACATCGTCCGGGCGCCGCGCGACCAGGATTTCGACAAGACCCGTCGGCTGCTGTTCGTCGTCATGGAGGACGGCACGCTCGGCACCCTCACCGTCTACCGGGCCGAGCAGGTGACGGCCTGGACCCGGCTGGAGACCGACGGACTGGTGCGCTCGGTCGCGGTGGTCGGCGACGACGTCTATCTGCTGGCCGAGCGCGCCGGCACCTGGACCATCGAGCGGTTCGACGACACGCTCCGGCTCGACGCCGCCCTGGTGGGCGACGCCGCGACCGACACCGCCCTGTGGTCCGGGCTGGACCATCTGGAGGGGCGCACGGTCGGGGTGGTGGCCGATGGTGTCGTGCGCCCCGACGCGACGGTGGTGACCGGGCGCATCAGCATCGACCCGCCGGCCCGCCATCTGGAAGCCGGGCTGCGCTTCGCCCACATCATCGAGCCGCTGCCCCCCAACCAAGTCGGGCAGGCCGGCGGCACCGGCGACACGCTGCGGCTCGTGGAGGTCGGTTTCCGCCTGGAGGACACGGCGGCGCTGCGCGTCGATCTCGGCCAGGGGCCCTATGACCTGCCGCTCCACCGCTTCGGCCCGCAGCCGGCCGAGGGCGAGCCGCCGACGCCGGTCAGCGGCGACCGCCGGCTGCGGGCCCTGGGCTGGCGTCGCGACATCGACCGCCCGCTCTGGCGCATCGAGCAGGATGCGCCGCTGCCCTTCACCCTGCTTTCCGTGACCACATCGCTGAAGGTGAACGACTGATGGCCTCCATCGCCCCCCTTCTCACGGCCGCACTGCCGGTCGCCACGTCCGTGATGAACAACACGCAGAAGCGCAACGAGACCAGCGCCTCCACCCAGCAGTCCCAGGCCGAGCTGGAGTACCGCCGGCAGCAGGTCGCCGCGCAGGCGGAAATCCAGCGCCAGCAGGCCGAATACCAACGCCAGCAGGACGAGTACCAGCGTCAGCAGGCGGCAGCGGTGGCCGAATACCAGCGCCAGCAGGACGAGCTGGCGCGCCAGGACGCCGCCGCCCGCGCCGCGGCCGAGGCCGCCGCGCGCGAGCGCCAGTACCAGATCGACGCCGAGACCCGCCAGCAGGAGGCGGTGCGGCGCCAGCAGGAGCAGGAGCGCGCCTGGGCACACGAGGCCGAGGTGCGCCGGCTGGAGCAGGAGGCCGCCGCCGCGCTTGCCGCCCAGCAGCGCCAGCAGGCCATGGACGCGCTGACCCAGCAGCAGCGGCAGGAGGGCGACCAGCTCAGCAGCCGGCTGGGCGGCGAGTTGCAGGCGGAGGAGGAGGCGTCGCGCACCCGCCTCGCCCAGTATTCGGCCACCGCCGCGGCCGACGAGCAGGCACGCCGCGACGCGCTGCGCCGCGCCATGGCGCGCACCCGCGCGACGCTGGGCGCCAACGGCGTCAGCTCCCGCGACGGGTCGGGCGAGGCCATCCTGCTGGGCCAGGTGAAGGAAACCGACCAGCAGAGCAGCGCCGCCCAGCAGGCCGAGGCGCTGCGCCGCCAGGCCGAGCAGGAGACGCTGGACACCCGCCGCCGCCGCAACCTGCTCGAACAGTCCCAGCTCGCCGAACGCCAGCGGCTGGAGTTCCTCAGCCGCTTCTCGTGACGCCTCCCCGCGGAGCCATGGATGACCAGCCTTCAGATCCCGCGCGGCATCCCGCGCGCGCAGTATGTGGCCGACGGCGCGCAGACGGCCTTCACCTTTCCCTTCCCCATCCTCGCGTCGGAGGATCTGGAGGTGTTCCTGGACGCGGCGCGCCAGCTCACCGGCCACAGCATCACCGGGGCCGGGGTGACCGCCGGCGGCACCGTGACCTTCGCCGCGGCACCGCCGGCCGGCACCGTGGTGCTGCTGCGCCGGCGCATGCCGATCGAGCGGATGACCGATTTCCTGGAAAGCGGGCCGCTGCCCGCCACGTCGCTGAACCGGGAGTTCGACGCGCTGACCGCGTGCCTGCAGCAGGTCGCCGCCGACCAGGAGACGATGCTGCGCTACCCGGAGAACGACCTGCCCGCCTCCTCCGTCCTGCCGCTGCGCGCGGTGCGGGCGGGGCGGCTGCTCGCCTTCGATTCGACCGGCAACCCGGTGGCGCAGGCCCCGGTGGACGAGGAGGCGCTGTCCACCTACCAGCCGAGCGCCATTGGCGGCGTGCCCCGCCCGATCCGCGACAAGCTGGGCGATGCCGTGTCGGTTCGCGATTTCGGCGCCGCGGGGGACGGCACCGTCGACGACACGCTGGCCTTCCAGACCGCGCTGACCGCGGCGCGCACGGTGCGGGTGCCGGCCGGCACCTACCGCGTCACCGGGACCATCACGGTGGGCTACGGGCAGTCGCTGCTGGGCGACGGGCAAGCGTCGGTGGTCCGCGCCTCGTCCAACGAGGTCGACCTGATCCACCTGCCGGACGGCTACGCCACGGTGAGCGGGCTGCGGCTGGAGAACGGGCTGGCCGGCATCCGCCTGTTCGGGCGCGACGGACCCTGCGTGCAGAACGCGCTGACCGACCTGACGCTGTGGGACCAGACCGACGGCATCGTGCTCGACGGCCACACCTCGCCCGACCGCCCCTGCTACTGGAACAACATCGCCCGCGTTCTGGTGGCGCGCCCGGCCCGCAACGGGGTGTGGCTGACCCGCAGCGGCGACGGCGACACCGCCAACGCCAACCGCTTCCACTGCGTGCGGGTCTATTCGCTGTCGGCCCCCATGACGGGCAGCGGCTTCTTCGTGGAGCACGGGCGCTACAACAACGCCTTCGTCGATTGCGAGGCGAACCTGTACCCGGAGGCCGAAGCCTGCTTCCGCATCGGCGCCGACACCGACAAGACTCTGCTGGTCAACGTCTACGCCGAGTCGCTGGGAGGGGTGCCCAACGTGCAGCTCGACGAGGGCTCGGTGGAGACGGCCATCGTCAACCTGTTCTCCGCCTCCGCCGGGCCGGCGATCCTCGACCGCTCGGGCGGGCGCTACACGGCGGTCAACGCCGGCTACCCGGAGAAGAACCGGCTGGACCGCACCCGCGTGCGGGAGCTGGTGGTGGAGTCCCTGCGCTACGACACCGAGTATCTGGAGCCACCGGCCGGCGGGCTGGTGACGCTCGACCTCGCCAGCTCGGTCTATCTGGTCAGCGCCTATGGCGGGGCGGTGGAGGCGCGGCTGCCCCCGGCCGGTTCCGCCAACGGCCACGCGGTGACCATCAAGAAGACCGACGCGTCGGTCAACCCGGTGACGGTGACGGAGCAGGGCGGACAGGGCCCCGACGGGCGCACCGCCATCCTCGGCAACCGCTTCGACTTCGTGACCGCGGTGTCGAACGGGGCGGGCTGGTGGATCACCGGCGGCACCACCATGCCGGGCAACGTCGGTTTCCGCGACGGCCCCGGCGTCTTCTTCCCCGACCTCAACCAGTCGCTCTATCTGGTCAGCGCCTACGCCGGCTCGGTGGACGTGCGGCTTCCCACCCCCAGTGCGCCGCACGCGGTCGGGCGGACCGTCACCATCAAGAAGTCCGACCCCTCGGCCCAGGCGGTGGTGGTGTCGCGCGCCGACGGCGGCGGGCCGGACAACGAGGCGATCAACCTGTCCGGCTACGGCCACGCGATCACCGTCATGTCGAACGGCGCCGGCTGGCACATCGTCGGGCGGAACCCATGAGGGGTGGTGCCATGACGGGTGGTGAGCCGGCGCCGCCGGACGCCCCCGGCTTCGTGAGCTTCCTGGAAAACTGGAACGACTTCCAGGAGCAGTCCACCCCCGCCCATCACCGTGCCATCGCCGAGTGGCTGGAAACCGCCATGACGGAGGGCGAGCGGACGCTGCTGCTGATGGCTTTCCGCGGGGCCGGCAAATCCACCGTGGTCGGGCTGTTCGCCGCATGGCTGCTGCTGCGCGACCCCAACCGCCGGGTCATGGTGGTGGGTGCGGACCACAAGCTGGCCCGGCGCATGGTGCGCAACGTCATGCGCATCGTCGAGCTGCACCCGGATCTGGAGGGGCTGAAGCCGGCCGGCCGGGTCACCTGGTCGTCGGAGGAGTTCACGGTCGCCCGCCCGCGCGAGCTGCGCGAGCCGTCGATGATCGCGCGCAGCGTGGTCGGCAACATCACCGGCAGCCGCGCCGACGTGGTGATCTGCGACGACGTGGAGGTGCCGCGCACCTGCGACACCGCGCCCAAGCGCGGCGACCTGCGCGAGCGGCTGAGCGAGATCGACTATGTGCTGGTGCCGGGCGGCATCCAGCTCTACATCGGCACGCCGCACAGCTACTACTCCATCTACGCCGACCAGCCGCGGCCGGAGGCGGGGGAGACGGAGCCGTTCCTGGACGGCTTCCGCCGCATGGTGCTGCCGGTGTGGGATGCCGACCGCAAGCCCGCCTGGCCCGAGCGCTACGACACCGCCCACATCGAGCGCATCCGCCGCCGCCACGGCCCGGCCAAGTTCGCCACCCAGATGCTGCTGCAGCCGGTCAGCGTCAGCGCCGGGCGGCTCGACCCCGACCGCATGCGTTATTACGACGGCGAGCCGGAATACCGGGAGGCGCATGGCCGGCCGCTGCTGATGCTGGAGGGCACGCGGCTGGTCTCCGCCTCCTGCTGGTGGGACCCGGCCTTCGCCCGGCCGTCGGAGGACGGGCGGACCGGCGATTCCAGCGTCGTCGCCGCGGTGTTCGGCGGCGAGGACGGGCGGCTGTTCCTGCACCGCGTGGCCTATCTGACCGTCGACCCGAACGACCCGGCAACCGAAGCGGCGCAGCAGTGCCGGCAGGTGGTGGATCTCGTCCGCGCCCTGCATCTGCCGGGCGTGCATGTGGAGACCAACGGGCTCGGCACCTTCCTGCCCGGCCTGTTGCGGCAGAGCTTCGGCAAGGCGCGGCTGGCCGCCGCGGTGATCGGGGTCGCGTCGCGCACGCCCAAGGAGAAGCGGATCGTCGAGGCGTTCGACGCGCCGCTGGCCGACGGGCGCATCCACGCCCACCGCAGCCTGTGGGACACGCCCTTCGTGCGCGAGATGCGGGAATGGCGGCCCGGCGGCCGGTCGCGCGTGCACGACGACGGGCTGGACGCGGCGGCCGGCGCCCTGTCCTGCGAACCCCTGCGCTTCGACCACCCGCCCCCCGCCGCCCGCCGGGCCGGCTGGCAGCCGGAGCCCGTGGTGGCCGACCACGACTGGCCGCTCTGACACTGGCCGCTCTGACAAGGGAGCGTCCGCAACCCTTCCAATCGACAACGGGAGTTTCCCCATGACCGAGCCCATCGACGTGACCTGGTGGATCACGGCGGTCGAGCTGCCGGCGCTGGCCGGCCTGTTCTGGCTGATCCTGCGGCAGCGGCGCGAGTCGGAAGACGCGCTGGAGTCGCTGCGCGCCCGCGCCGAGGCCGCGCAGGCGCAGGTGCGCGAGAGCCTCGCCGCCTACAAGCTGGAGGTGGCCAAGACCTATGTGTCCACCGGCACCCTGAAGGACGTGGAGACACGGCTGACCGACCATCTGCTGCGCATCGAGCGTAAGCTGGAAGGCGCCGCACCCGCCGGGGAGATCCGGCGATGACGGCGCGCCGGCTGATGCCGGTGACCACGGACATCACAACCCTGCCCGCGGCTCCACCCGTGCAGCCCGACGCCGCGGCGTACGGGGTGGACGCGGTCGACACGCTGGCCCGCACCCTGTGGGGCGAGGCGCAGGGCGAGCCGGTTCGTGGAATCGAGGCGGTGGCCGCGGTGATCGTCAACCGTCTCCGTCGGGCGGACGCCAGGGGCGCTCCCGCCGTTCGACGCGAGTCGTTGCGCTATTCCTGCTGGGCTGTGGATTTTCCCGACCGGCCGCGGATGCTGGCGGTCGACGGCACCGACCCGGTCTTCGCCACCTGCCTGCGGGTGGCGCGCCGCGCGGTGGCCGGTGTCCTGCCCGACCCGACGGGCGGCGCCACCCGGTATCACCGGGCCGGCGACCGCCCGGACTGGGCGGAGGGCCTGTTCCCCACCGCCGAGATCGGCGGCAGCCTGTTCTACGGCGGGGAGGACTGA